ATGGTGCCAGCATCCATGCAGACCTGAACAGGGTCTACTTTCTCGCCACTTTCATCAGTATATATCTCCATCGTCTTGCCGTAATGGTCAAGAAGCTTCTCAACGCCTATTTGAAGATAATTTGGGTCTCCATACAGATCCTCTGTTGGTGCTGCTTCGTATTCGGTGCGAAGACTAATGGAATATTCACAAGTCTTTGAGTTTAAAAATACTTCGTTTTCCGATAATCTTGTCCAGTTAGGGTTTGTTGCATTTGGGTCCCCCTTGCAGGGAGGTGGACAATCTGGATCAGGCTCTTCTGGCTCGGGGTCTGCACAATCAATCGCTGGCACTGCTATGCTTCCTGCTAGTCCGCCCTTAAACGGCGCATATCCTGCTGCTTCTGCTGCCAGTGCTGCCTCCTCGTTAGTTGGTGCAGATTCAAGCCCAAGCAGTTGCCTTTCTGACCACCCAGTAGCGTCAGAGAGAACGCTCTTAAGATCATCAGCCAGTTCAATAACATCTTCGTATTTTTCTTCTGTATCAGGGTCGTCGGGAGGTTTGGAAATTTCGTTCGTATCTTGATATAAGGTTTTCCAATCTGGCTCCGGGTCGCCACCTCTGGCAACAAGTGTCTCTGGACCTTCTTCGTATTTAATGTCATATTCAATGTCACCAGAAACTTTCTTATATTCTGTTTCCCCCGTCTTAACGCGGGGGTCAGCGGTGTCTGCGCTTCTAAAGCCGTCTACTATCTCCTCTAGGAGACCAAGCACTTCGCTTAGACCACTATCGGATGCTATTTTTGGATAAACATCCTCTGTCAGAATCGCCTCCGCAGCATCTGCGATGCTGTCATCGAATATATCAGATGGGGCACCTATATCGTGACCATCAATCCATGCTTCAGACTTCTCTATTATCTGAGCCGTTAAGCCAAGAAAGACAAGGCTAATACCTAAAGCATCAGGTCTGGATGGGTCAAAATAAGAGTCGGCGTTGCTCGTGGCATCGTCGTTTAGTAAACTCGCCCAATCTCTTAAAGTTTCAAAATCCGTGTCTTTGCTTATGGGATACCCTTCGCCATGTTCAAAAAAGGCATCTACAGAATAAAGGTTATCTGGCGCTGAATGGTCATAGTAAGCTCCGAAGTGCTCATGGGGTGAGAAAGTCGGAAAGTTGTTTCCTTGTTCAAGAGAGTCATAATACATAATCTCTACGATTTGATCAACAAGATCTTGTATATTTTCTAGCAGCGCTCTTTCTTCTGGTGTTAGAAGCGTTAGCTCTAGTCCTCGTGCCATTATTAATTCACCCTATTATGCCTACTGCATATCCAGTTTCCACCAAATGGAGTGTAGTTGTTTATTTCGTCTGCCATTATTTTTACTTTCTGACCATAAGCTGGAATAAGGCACTGCGCCAAGCCTTGCACAGCAAGCGTAGGCGAGGGCACCATAAATGGTGGATGTGCGTGGGCGATCAAAGCAACAACCAATGTTGTGTAGAGACCATTCAATTCATCTATTCTTTCATTCATATCTTTTAGTGCATTTGCAAGTCGCCGACCTTTAACCATGGGCTCTAGCTCTAGGGTTTCATCATCATTGCCTGCTATCAGATCAATCCCGTAAGTAGTCTTAAGTTTTTCTCCAGCAGAGTTTCTTTCTCTTGGTCCTGTTCCCGTAACAAGCTTAATGCCCTCTCTGCCTACAAGTCTTACGGCGTCAGCTTTAATGCCGATACCAGAACGTGCAACACTCAGTCCAACGTTTCCAGCAACGAGACCAAAGTTTTTATCTATATCTGTTTTTTGACTTATGTATATTCTTGCGGCATCACTTCCAAAGTTGGGATCCACATAAATGTTTGACTTAGGACCATCTTTTGCTGCCCCCATCTTTCCGACCACAAGGTCAATAGATCCCGCCTGTGTAGCCCCGCGACCTCCGTATCCACTATTCTTTGGACCGGGACGATCTCGACCAAGAACAATCCAAGCATTGTTAGCATTCTTATAAACTATTTCACAATCAGCTTGATCGTGAAAAGGGACTGCCTCTGGAATATTCTGACCATTCAGACCCATAGATACAGTGCCAGCAGACTGATACCCATCTCCTATTTGGTTTTTTGCCTCTTGAGGCAACTCTTCTTGATTTTTTATTTTCTTCTTTTTACCAAACATATTCCAGAGCCTTATACATAATTATCCCATGTAGGGTGATCTTTTGAAACAACGTTGAATTGACTACTACCCGGCTGGTACTCCCAATGCCACCTCTCTGACTCAACGGTCCTGATAAAGCCAAACTTATGTGCGTTATCCATAAGCCACTTGTATTCTTCTGTAAGGGTAGATGGGTGTGGCACTTGATCGTTCGGCATTCCTGTCTGAATGTCAAAAGCTATACCATTTTGATGCTGTGACCTTCCGGGCTTTGCTGCCCTTCCGGGTCCATATCGTGCATATAAGGAATTCTGTCCCGACTTTACACCATTGCCACATTCGTCTGGGACGGCAACATCGTCATATCCACGAAATGCAGAATTTAATTTTAATGTAATTCCATCTCTATATGCAGCATCCTTCATGCTTATATAGTAGCCAGCCACATCTTTTGCCACTGGGCACCCATCTATAATAACGGTCTCGACTGTTCCCCCGCCGAACCTTGAACCCCTCTCCATAATTGGTCCTTGGCATAGGTCTTCTACTGGCGTATATGGTGGCGTTGCCGTGGGCTGACCGGGGTCTAAGCTAGCGAAAGACGATATTGGCTTAATCCCAGCCTGAAAAGCATTGCGTGCGCTAGTTAAAGCTTGTGATTGTGGAATTACGTCTACCTTCTCTCTAATAGACAAAAGCCGACCGCCCCTTAAGTTTTCTCGGTCAAAGAAGTCAATCATAACTATATCGCCGGGAGAAGGCATTCCTATATCTACGCCTGCGTCATTATCCAGATAATACCACGAAAGAAGATTAAAGCTAACCTTATCCAAGTCAGTCCACTCAGACGGCTCGACGCCTATGTTAGGAATCGGGGTTGCTGCGTCAAGGAAATCGTCATATGCTTTTATTCTTATTCGCTTACCAGTGTTTTGACCAAGCGCATAAGTGCTCACGTTCCATACGGGCGTGTAAGTGTTTTCGGGAGTCTCATTGTACTCTTCGGCGTATATGCAAATTGCTTTTCTTGGAAACTTTACATCTACATCACTTTCCATGCCCTTTTCAACTGCCTTGTCAAGAGCATAAGTTGTATTAAGGGTGTCATCTGTTAAATACGGTCCATACTCGTCCAACGTGTCGCCGTTCATAGCACCCATAATTGGCTTCAAGCGTGGATCATAGTTTGTCACTCCGGGGCTCCTCCACTAATCATATCAAACAATTCGTCTTTGTCTAGTTCTGTCAAGCCAGCACTGGTAGTCTCTCTCTTTTGCATTAGAGATGCTACCTTCACAAGCTGCTCGTTTGATCTTTGAAGAGTTTCAACATATTTTGCAGCCGTAATACCAACTTCGCGATGGCGCTGTTCATCTTTACTCATATACTGCACAACATCATCCAAGAGTTCTCTGGTGATCTCTCTATCATCTTGTATGTTTTTGATTGCCATTTCAAGATATTTGGATGTGTCTTTCATGCTTTTCCTTCCTCTTCCCACCTAATCTTGAAGGCGCGATACTTGACTCTCATCTTATTAAGATTGTTAACAATCTGTTTAGTGTTCAAGCCAGTTATTTCCCTCATGTATAAATAAATAGCTTTCTTGTTAAAAATTTCTATGTTATCACTCTCACTTAGCAATATTCGGATAGCGTCTAGAACCTTTCTTTCGTTAGGCTTTAAGTTAGGCATATCCCACGATTCTATCTCTCCCCACAGAGAATTCCAAAACTCTTTTTGTTCACGCTGCTCATCATAGTGATTATATGTGGACATATACTTAAGCTTGGTTTCACTAGGCAGTGTCTCATATTCTACCTCTCTGGATCTTTGTCTAGCGTTCTTTTTAACCTGATGGATAAACCAGTTTTTTGTGACAACGCTAAAATACGAAAAAGCTTTGGAACCTTTGTCTGCATTATACTTGTCCAAAATTGTGGTTAGCCATATCTTGCATTCTTCCCTAAGATCGTCAATGTTTGGCAGTGTCGTAAACTTGTATGTAAAAACAATTTTATCTACCATCTCATCAAAAGCGGGCTGAATGTAATTAACATACAAATCAGTTCGCTCTTTTGGGTCGGTAGACTCAACAAATCTAATTATTGCATCTTCGTGAACTTTGGTAAAATACTTTCGCTTTGACCTCTTTCTTCGCCTACGGCGCGGCGCTAAATCGGTTTTTGTCATTATCCTCAATCTCCTTGGGTTCCTCAATCAAAGAAAAAGACAGCTTATACTTATTAATCTCATCCTTTAACATTGCTGAATGAGAGAGCAAATTTCCTAATGTTTCGTCTCCATAGAACATCTCCAACTCATGCACACCATTAAGATGGTTGACGAAGATATCTATATCGGAAAACATCTCTTCGACTGTCGATGATACAGTTACAAGCTCTCTGAGTAGTTTTACCATATACCAAATCATAAATATATTCAGACACACTGACAGTGATAGTGCAACTGTGACCACAACAAGCCAACTCATCGATCATCCTCAAGTTTTTTTCTTTGCTCTTTTAATTCTTCTTTAGATTCTTTTATAAAGTCTTCTACTTTCTCGCCAACCTTTGCTTTTTTCTCCGTCTTCTTGCCCGATACGCTGAATCCCACGGATGGTATTCTTTCGCATATAGACGAATGACAACAAGGACAGCTAGCCCTCTCACGAAAACCGTGGAAGGCTGTAAACTGGTGCAGGCATTCTACGCATCTATAGGCGTAACTAGGCATCGGGCTGTTCTTCCTCATCTGCTGCGTCCTCAAGCCATTGACCGTTTGCATCAAACTTAACAAGCGGTGCGTTCTTTACAAAAAGATCTCCCTCCTTTGAGATAAAATCAAAATTCTCAAGAACCGGCACGATATCGCTCTGCTCAAGAAGAGACTTTTGCAATGCCATCATAAGCGCACCAAGGGCTTGCTTAGAAAGCTTCATATTTTCAACAAGATTACTCATTTTTTCTCCTTACCACCTAAAGTAGCTTTTGTAATGTTCAACAATAGAATCTATTTCTTGGTCAAAAACCTTTTCTGGTTTCCAGCCTAAGTTTCTCAACTTTGTATCGTCAACAGAATATCTAATATCTTGACCTGCCCGCTTATAAGATAGATCAAGTAAGTTATCTATATCTCTGTACTCTATATCATGACTACCGTTAAAATAAGAATTGATAATCTTTTTAACAGTATCCTTGTTCTTCTGCTCAAAACCCCCCTCAACATTAAAAATCTCATTTACAGCGCCCGACTCAACAATCTTAACAACTGCCTGTGCTGTATCATCAGCATGAAGCCAACTTCTAAAGGGCTCCCCTTCGTCATGTAAACGAATCTTTTTACCTTGATTCAGAAGCTTCACGACAAGCGGAATAAGCTTCTCAGGGTATTGATGGGTACCGTAGTTGTTGGCAGGGCGTAAAATTAAGTAGTTTAGTCCATAAGTTCTTGCCCAAGCTTTTATAAGCATGTCTGCCGAGGCTTTTGAAGCAGAATATGGATTGCTAGGATTGAGCGGAGATTCTTCAGTAAAAGATCCCTCTGCAATATCTCCGTAAACTTCGTCGGTGCTGAAGTGAAACAGTATTGGTTTACTTTGAACATTGCTTGGCTTGCGGCGAATAATGTCCAACAAGTTTTTTACGCCATTGATGTTAGACTGAATGAAGTCGGTGCTGTCGATGATGCTGTTTCCTACATGCGTCTCTGCGGCTATGTTAATGATATAGTCACAATTTGGTATATCTTTTAGTTCGCAAATATCTGCAAACTTTAGACTAAGATATTGCAGGTCTAGTCCCTCACAAAATAGAAAAAGATCACCGTGCCTATTTGCTGCGTATGTTTGCTTGTCGATTCCGTAAACACGCCATCCCTTACTCAAGCATGCCCTGACAACATGCATACCAATGAAACCAAGACATCCAGTGATGACTACGCTTTTCATGCTAATCTCCCTTCTGAATTCTGTGGCTGTCCGAATCAAAATGCTGTGTGGAAAACTCAAAAAGCTCTGTGTCTTCTAAGGCTTCTATCTGGTGTCTTAAGCCTCTGTAAACATGAAAATTATCACCGGGTCTCAAAATTCTTTCTGATGCCAACTCTATTTCATCGTTTCTACCATACCTTACTATGACTTTTCCCGACTGAATATAAAAGACCTCATCTTTTAGCTCGTGATAGTGCCATGAGCAGCGCTTACCTTTTACAAAGTACAGGAGCTTTCCACAATACTCTTCACAGTTGACAATCCATTTCTCAAAGCCCCAGCCCTTTGGGACAAACTTAATTTCAGGTGTAATATTTTTATTAAAGACGCTTTTCACTTAACAACTTCTCATATTTATAGACGTAATCAGTGCATATACCCTTGCAAGATTGTAAACTTAATGTATCATGGTTTGCACGTTCTGGCAACACACAAATTGAATTATTTGTTAGTTTCTTCCCCGGATATGCCCAAATGTATTGAAGGCTTGTAATAGCGTAATCGTCTTCCTGATGCCAGAAATAATTCCATCTTCTTGTCATGGGCGCGTTTTTAAAAGCCGTTAGATACTGGAGTGCTTCGATGTTCTTTGCGTGAGTCCACAAGAAATTGGCTGATGCTATAAGGTCTAAATATTTTTCGTTGATCCGGTATTGAGGGCTATCATGCCCAAGGTAAAGATTGTTGTCTACCCTCCAAAGATCTACTTCAACTTCATACCCTTCTTGAACTGCCGTGTGGATATAATCAGGATGGTTTTCCTTTTCTGGATTTGGACCATCCAAGTTTCCTCGGTGAGCTATCAGGCGATGATGATGGCTAAAAGGAATAATCACTTTTTATTCTCCAGAAAATATTTTAAGTCCTCGGGTGTGCCAATCCCCCACATCTGGTGGACATAGAAAGGTATAAGTGTTTTCCCGTCGTTGATTAATTCATTGTAGACCGGAGCAATATAAAATTCGTTGTTAACTCTGATATCCTTTTCGATCATTTCTTTTGCGTACTTTACAAAATCAGACCCTTTTCGATACCAATAGATGCCACAAGTAGCAATATTAGAGATCGGTTTCTTCTCTGCTACCTCGGTAACAAAGCCTCGCGAATTTGTTTTTACAAAAGACCACTTGGGATGAACAGCATTAAATGTAAACACAGCAGAATCTACATTCGTAAGATTCTTAAGCATATGGAAATTTTCAGGCTCATACTCAATATACTGATCGGAGTTAGCGATTAGAAGATCCTCATCGTTGTCAATATATTTCTCTGCTAGCAGGGCAGTACACGCAGCACCCTCTGTTAGTCCGTCAACTTCAACATACTGAAACTTGCCGTTCGTAATGCGATCAAGGGTATCAATAAGCCCAGTATACTTCTCTACATGCTTTTTGCGAACAAGAAAAATGTACTCGCAATCAAAATCAAGATTCTCGACAACCTTTTGAATCATTGGCTTTCCCTGAACATCGATCAGGGGCTTAGGGAAAGTATACCCCTCTTTCGCAAAGCGGCTTCCTTCACCAGCCATAGGTATCAAAACTTTCATGTTAACTCCTCTTTAAATAATCTTATATCTACTTCATCAGGGTTTTTTACTTGTATAACGTTTGCGCCAGAGGCTTTAGCCGCCGCTAAGCCCTTTGGCGAATCCTCAATGATGTATGTGTCCTCTGGCTTAAACCCAAAATGATCCATTAAAAAAAGATAACCCTCTGGATCAGGCTTTGATTTAGCCACATCTTGGTTTGTGAGCACATATTCAAACATATCCAATACACCTGTTTTTTCAAGCATAAGCTTAGCTGTCTTTCTGATGCTATTCGTATAGCACGCAACAACTGCGCCCGAATCCTTTAGAGCTTTAATCATTTCCTGCTTTTCAGGTCGAACAACCGCATTCTGTTCAATAATTTCTACTGTCATTGATTGCTTCATTCTATAGACTAGCTCGTGAGAAAATTCATCTATCTTTCCCATCTCCGTCAATTTCTCTAACTTAACACGAGTAGGTATACCATTAAAAGTGCTATAATGATCTTCAAGTGAGATCTCATAGTCACACGCTTTCTTTAGAGCTTCATTTAGTGCTATGCGATGCCACTCACAAGCATCTACCAAAACACCATCTAAATCAAATATAACTAACTTACCCCTCATGCGTTAACTCCTCTCGTTGCTGGGTTAATCGAATATTCATCAAATATTAATTCTAGCTGCTTAGCGTAACCTTCGGTATTCCATTTGCCTTTTACAATTGCAGTTGCAATATACGGATAGGTAAAGCTTTCCCAGTGATACATCCCAACACGCTGCTCTCCTGCCTGATTAGCAAAACAGCAGACCATATTGTTCTGAGCGCAGATAACGTTTGAGTTGGCTTCAAATTCCCAAATATTTGAACCCGGTGTTTGCTGGTAAATTGTCAGCAAATTTTTTACCTTGCACATGGTTGGCTGGATTGCGAAGGCTAGATCTCGTGGGCAATGAAATATGTCTTTTGCCCTCTCAAGATAAAATTCGTGAGGTCGATAAGTGGCTTTACACAGCTTGATAAAGTGCGCTTCTTCATCTTCAATCATCCTGTCGATCTCACTCAACTTTTCAAAATCTGGCTCACTAAATAAAAACATGTCTTCATGATGAAACACAATCTTGTCTTCACTGTCCAATTTCTCAAGACAAGAAGTCACTCTTTGCTGGTATGGAAGAGTGTCGTCGTATTTGATAAGAGTCCAGTCATCTGGGATTTCATATTCTCCCTCATTTACAAATAGATATTTCTTATATGACTTGTCATAGTATTTGTCGGTCTGACCGAACATCGGACCCCATGCATCTGAATAGTCAGAATGTGAGTAAAATGCTAAGGAATACATTATGGCTCCAAAATTCTTACTAGAGGGTTGACTCTAGTTAGTTGTTCTCTAATCTCTTTCTGGTATGCTCCAGCACAAAGAATCACAAAAGGATTCTTAACGTCAGAAATGGCATTAGGATGTTCGATTAAATATTCATATCCATAAAGTCGATTACCTATCTTTATATCACTGTTGTCTAGTATTGTTCGTATGTTGTCTTTTCTAAGTCCACTAGCTAACAAGACTTGGGAGAATATGTGTGCTCCAAATAAAAAAACTTCATTATTGTTTTCACGAGTCAGGTCATTTACTTTGCTAACAAAATTATCAATGTACTCAACATACTTTAAATAAATCTTCTTCATTTCATCATATCGATTTTCCAAAGGCTTTGACGAATACGTTTTTGTGTTTTCGCAAGAATAAAATATACTATGCTCCTCAAAGTATATTTGCTTTTCCAACTTAAAGCCGTTCCTTTCTAGAAGATGTTTTGTGAATATTTCATCAAGATAAAACGTATGCTCAAAAAAGATAGTATTGGAAAATTTCTTACCTAGCCACAGTCTAAAATTAGGAATTGAAAACAGGTGCTTTGATCCTAAAGGCATCTCTCTTGATAATGTTCTGAGTATAGATGCTGGGTTATACAAATGCTCCAAAAAGTGAGAATGAACAACCATATCATACTCATCTGTAAGCTGCATTGTGTCATCTACAGAAGATTGTATCGTCCTTATGTCTGTTCTATCCTTTAACAAATCTAGATTGCAATCCAAGGCAGTCCACATACAATCTTTTTCTGCGGATAAGAACAACTTTGATAAGATTCCAGATCCAGCCCCTAGTTCAAGAACTTTTTTTGGATTATATTCTGCTATAAAATTACGAAAAGATTCGTGATGCCTCATCCAAGTTGAGCCTATGGAATCGTTGTGTTGCGTACCATATAAAAGCTCAAGCTCTATCAGAGGATTAATTTGAATCATTCCCGTTTTTTTGTCGATATAGACATTGAAATCTGAATAGATATCGTTTTTCTTCTTGGAGTGTGGCTGTGCAATAGAGCACTTAATTGGCATTCTAGGTATATGATGTAGTAGCTCTAAATCGTCTTTTGGAATATCTTGTGATGTAATAATGTTCATTTGTCTGTTAATCAACATCGTATATCCCCTTGGGAACATGACAAGCTACACTACTGTATAGACCAACATCTTTCAGAAACCACTTAGAATTATGATGCGTGCTTATCGACATATACCTTGGATGCGTCATTAAATTTTTCTCTCTTCTATCAGGCTGCTTGAATACTTCATTAGAAAAAATGTCTTCTCTGTTGCTATCAAACCATCCCGTTGTCATGCTTCTGACATAAGGGCTGTCTTTTTGAAAATACTCAAAACTCCTATCATACCAAGTAGAAATTATGTCTATATTCTCGCTATTCGAATACCACCAATGATCTGCAAAACCAGCGTTAAATTGAAGCCAAAATGGTGTCCAAATCTTCTTCATGTCCGACTGTGGATCAAAATAAACATCTGTGGGGTAAAATGGCTGATAGTGTTCTTTACCCCTGAACCCTAGATCAAATCTGCCAACAAAAACGCAATCATATTTAAAGTTGTTCTCTTCTTCATATTTCTTTTTTAGGAGAATTGCCTCTTTTCTACTGTAAAGATAGCTAAAAAATATATTGAGTCTACAATTTTCATACATCTCTCTTGGCTCACCATTTGGCGGTGGAGTGCTGTCGCTCAATAGCCACTCCTCATCGACCTTCAGTAGTTCATCAGAAAAATCTTTTTGCTCCTCAAAAACATACTTTCTTACATTATTTTGATATAAATCTAACACCAAATCTTTATTTTGCAAATCCCAAGAATGTATGAACACGTCTACATCGCCATCTACCTTATCAATGATGCTTTTTTTAATATAAGAAGAAGCAAGTTCTCCAACTTTAGTGGCGCCTGTATCAGAACGACTACTGAAATAGCCGTTCAAAGTCAAAGCTACCTTCATCTATCACCACCAAAAAGCTTAAACTCTGTAAGATCTCGGTATGGAGGATCTTCTGGGATATCTGGCATGTGCTCTGGGTAGTTCTGCATAAGCATAAGACCTCTAACAGCCTGCTCTGGAGTCATATACATGTTCCAGCCCATGGAGTCAATATCGTCTTCTTGATATCTAACACCCTCGCTGCGACCTTCATACCTTGCTTCGCGAACCCAATCAACAAGATCTTTACTATCTGTGAGAATCATACCACCCTTGCCAATCTTAAGATGTTTCTTAATGTGGAAAGACAAACACATGTGAGAGCCGGGGATATACATTCCTGAAGTAAGTCGTTTTGCCGCGTCCCAAATAGGATATGGCTTAAGCTGATAGGCACCTTCCCACCTGATGTCTTCAAACGCAACAGTCCCTCCAGCCTGAATGATAGACTGCGGGACCGACAGATAAGTTCTTTTAGGTATTGTTACGTCTTTTACTTCGAGATATTTACAGCAAAGAAACAGCGCATTTGTGCAACTATTAACAGAAACTGCATAAGGAGCACCTGTGTAATATGCTACCTCTTCCTCGAACATTTTTACAACCTTGTAAGGATTGTGAAGCATTATCTCTCCAAAATAAAATACTTTTTCTTAAAGCCGCAACCCTCAAATAGCCTTAAACTTGCCTCGTTTTCAACCTTAACTTTGGCAAATGCATTAGGGTGTTCCCTCATCACTTCATTAACCATAAAACTTGCAACGCCTCTACCTTGGTAGTCGGGATGTGTTGCAACACGAATATCCTTGTTTATAACTCCAATATAACCGACAGGAACTTCGCCGTCAAGGCAAATATAAAAGTTTTTTCCATGTTCGTGCATATAAAAGAAGTGTTCCGGCTTTTGAATATGTT